GGCATAGCCTTAAGCCTTATGGGCTGCATAGCATAGCCTTAAGCCTTATGGGCTGCATGGCATAGCCTTAAGCCTTATGGGCTGCATTTTTTTCATAGGTTAATACAAAAAAAGCGCAATTGTATGCGCTTAATTTGTTTCGGCCTTATGGCCTCCTCAGTTAACCAATTTAATAAATATTCCCATTGTCAGTAAATTGGTATTCATTCGCTTGAATATCTTCAATAATTGATTCATCTGTAAAATAATAGTTATAAGATGCCTCAATTCTGTTTAATACCGTTTCCATGTGGTCAGAAAATTTATTTTTTGCATTTTCTAAAATTTTATTTTCAAGGTCTGTAAATTCATATTCACAATCATTTTCTTGAAATAATATAAAAGTATCCGGATACCTTGAATATGTTTTTTGTATTGTAAAATAAACTTTGTCATACATATTATATGGAATTTCAAGCCATGAAAAAAACATTTTTTCATTTGTTATTTCAATGGCATTTGTAGCGTCTATATGCCTATTTTGGTCAATACTAAAATATAATTTCCGGCTATTTTTAAATATTGGCGTATTTAGTTTTTCATATTCTAAGCCGCATAAATTTATTAATATATCATGTGCAGGCTCAAACAAATAACAGTCGTCGACTATCCAATGTAAAATATCTGAATCATTATATCGCCTTTGCCTAATTTGTTCAATGGCATTGTCTTTTGAATCTTGAATAAGTTCATCAAAGCTGTAAAGTTCAATTTCAATTGTTTGCATTTTATTTGTTTTTTGTTTTTATAAGCTGTATTGATCCTGTAACTGGCCAATAATAAGGCCGGCAATAATAAGCGCGATAATTAAGCGTAATAAGTCTTTATTAATTTTCATAATTATATATATTTACCGTTTTTCTTTATTGATATGCTAAATTCAGGGCCGTATGCCATCCGATATTCATTCGCTAATTGTCTGGCTTCGCTTAGTGTTTTACATTCGTCTACTGTCTCAATACCGTAACGGCTTTGCGCGATAATTTTGTACATTTTGTTTGTTTTATTATTTATTAAAAAATTGATTAATAACGGGCCAATTTATTACATGGCATCCAATTGTTAACGCTTCGCTGCTATTTTCAAGCAATGTAAAACCGTTAATTTTATGACCGTTTACATTTTCTTTGTTTACTAACCTATTAAACAATTCAAGGCCTTTGAGATAGTCAACTTTTGCGCCCTTTGTAGTCTCAATAAATTGGCCGTCCTTAGATATGCGCAAATGAACAGGGATATTATATAATTGGCCGTTATGCTCATGATTAAGCCACTTAATTAATAGCTCCTTACTTTTTTCAAGCTCCTTAGCGGCTTTTATGTTTTCCCGTTGCGTTTGGGTATTTATTAAAAAGTCGTATTTATTTCCGGCTTCGTCATAATTATCCGGCATTGAGGGAGCTTGTAAATTAAAAAGTGAGCATATTTCCAAAATGTTAGAATATAGCGAAGCGGCTTGCCTAAAATATGACGTATTTGTACGGGCCTTAAGTTGATCAAAGCATAAATTTTTGCAATTAAGGGCCATATTTTCAATGATAGCCGGCAATTTTTCAACACTTACGCTATTGTCTTTTTGATAATAGCCGCCTGACAAATTAAACGGTACATAAAATTTTGTAATGTATTGAGGTATTGAACTAATGACATGCCCGGTATGTTTTGAGGTGGAAACACTGTAACCGCTTGTATTAATAAATACTACATATTTACCGTTGGGGGCTTGAATAAAGCGGGCTATTTCATAATGATATCCGTATGAATAAATAACCGGGCCATCAAAAAACATTGCGGAACTTTTGCCAATTGGGTGCGTTTGGTTAGCCCATGCATGGGACAAACTGGCATGACTTGAAAATACTTTTTTCATGTTGTTTGGTTTTTGTTTGTTATTAATTAAATTAAATTCCATGCGGAAAGATTAAATAAAACGATACCGGCGAAAATGATTGCAATGATTGTAAAATGTTTCATGTTGTTTGGTTTTTGTTTGTTGTTAATTGTCTCACAAATATAGATATTAATATCAATACAATATCAATTTTATATAACTATTTTTAAATATTTATTATATTAATATATAAACAAATAAATATCAATACTTTATAAAATTTGTGTTTATTTTTGATTATATGAAGCGCAAAGGATTCTACATAAAAAAGGCTGAAAACGGTTTGTACTTAAATATTTTCAAGGCTGATTTCATTGAATACATAAACGGGCAGCCTGGCGAATGGGTTAAATTTAAGATATATGAGAAGCTTGACGATCCTAAGGGATTCACTCATAACATGGAAATAATCCAACAAAAAGAAAGGGATCAAGATAAGCCCACTAAATTAGTAGACTAATTGAATATCAATACAGATTCATCTGTGAATTCAATATAAATTCAAACTATATGCTACATGATAAGACATTGGAAAGGCTAATTGAAAAGCGAAAGGAAACGAGAGGAGGAGCAAGGCCGGGAGCAGGGAGGAAAAGAAAACTTGAGGAGGAGGAAATAATACAGCGCCTTGACCCAATGGCCCTGGATGTATTCGCAAAACTCCATGAAAAGATAAGAGAGGGCGATATGAAAGCTATTCAGCTATTTTGCGCCTACTACATAGGCCTCCCAACCCAAAAAATTGAATCAAGGATAGAGGGCAACCTCAACCAGATTGCAATTGAAATAATCAAGCCCAATATATTAATACAAGATAATAGGGCGTTAAGTATTGAAGATAAAGATAATATATAACTAATTGAATAGCATTGCTTTACGTTTCTACTTAACATAACATTAGTTATAAAGGATGCTAAAATGTTTAGTATTGGAAAGGTAGACGGCAAGGGCCTGGCATGATGGGGGGGACTTAAAGAAATTATTTTTTTGGGCCGGCCATATACAGTCCTATTTTTGAAAACCCCCTACACAACCTTTATAAATTTTATATATACGATGACGCCCCTTTTCACCACTACTTTTCATTTCGCAAACTGCAAACCCAATTTTTTTTTTCGCCTAAAACTCGCCTACCTTTGGTTGACTAAACAAATCGCATGAACGCCACACTACAAACTAACAAAGTTTATGAAATCTTGCAAGAAAGCGATAAACGCATTTCGGTTATGCAAGGAGGATCACGTTCTGGCAAGACTTACAACATTTTAATTTGGTTTATTGTAAAACTTCTTCAAGAGAACGGCAAAACGCTAACAATAGTTAGGCAATCGCTTCCATCTATTAAGGGTTCTGTTCTCAGAGACTTTGTGGACATATTAACAAAGCTTAACATATATTCAGAGGACAATCACAATAAGACCGAGCAGGTATATTCATTAAATGGGAATACGATTGAGTTTGTTAGTGCAGATCAGCCACAGAAGATAAGGGGTAGGGCAAGGACGTACCTTTTCTGCAATGAGGCTAACGAACTAAGTTACGAGGCTTGGATGCAGTTGATAATGAGGACTGAGAATAAGATAGTGATTGACTACAATCCATCTGATGTGGCGAGTTGGATTTATGATAGTGTTATTCCAAGAGATGATGCTGATTTTAATATCACTACATTTAAGGACAACCCTTTTCTCCCTAAAGAACTGGTTGACGAATTGGAAAGGCTAAAAGATGCCGACCCCAACTACTGGCAGATTTATGGATTGGGTGAGAGGGGACTAAGCCAAGATTTGATATATACCCATTACAAAACTACCGAGGATATGCCGGAGGATGGCGAGGTGGTGTATGGGTTGGACTTTGGGTTTAACGTGCCAAGTGCGTTGGTTAAGGTGATGTTTGTTGAGGGTGCTGCTTATGCACAAGAAATGCTGTATGAAACGAGGTTGACCACAAATGATTTGGTAGATAGGCTAAAGCTTCTTAATATTGACCCGTATGATGAGATATTTTGCGATGCGGCAGAGCCAAAGACAATTGAGGAGTTGGTAAGAAACGGATTTAATGCCAAGCACGCAAATAAAGATGTGACGGAGGGAATTAGGACTATAAAAGGCACTCCCTTGTTTATTCAGCAAGATAGTGTAAATTTACTAAAGGAATTAAAAAATTATCGGTGGAAAACCGATAGGAATGGCAATAAACTTGATTCACCCGTAAAGTTTGGTGACCACATACTTGATGCCTTGCGTTATAGCATTTTTAGTAAGTTAACAATCCCTAAGATAACTTGGGGGGCAATATAAATAAAAATGGGTCTATTTGATATTTTTGGTAA